TTTCCCTACACGACGCTCTTCCGATCTGAGGCGCTCGAGACGATCGCGCAGATGATGATGGCGGTCAAGGACGACGTACCGATAACCAGGCTCACCGACGAGCAGTGCGCCGTCCAGGCGTGCTTCAAGGACCCCTCGATGCCGACCATCGCCGCGCGCGCCGACGCCTGGACGAAGCTCGGCGCCGCGGACGAGAGCATGGTGGGCACCCGCGTCTACTACGAGGGCGTGGGCCTGTCCCAGCCGACCATCGACCGCCTGGAGCGCGAAAAGCAGCAGGGCGGCGCCATCGCGTCGCTCAACGCCATGGCCGACACGATGGCCATCGAGGCCGCGAAGTCCGCTGCCCTGCCGCCAGCCGGCGGTGAGGCGGAGTGATACCGCGCGAGGACTTCGACCGCTACGCCCGCGCGCTCGGGATAAACGCCGACCTGCTGCAGGCGGCCGTCGCGCAGGCGATAGACGAGTGCGCGGGCCTCTACGGCGAGGAGCTCTACCGGGCGCTGTCCCGCACCTACGCCGCGCTCGTGGCCAAGTTCGGCTCGTTCGCCGCGGCCGCGGCCGTCGAGTTCTACGCAGCCATGCGCTCGGGCGCCGGCCCGGCGCAGGGATACGAGCCGCGACAGTTCGACCCCGGCCACGGCGGGCTCCTAGCGAGCGACGTCGACGAGGCGCTGCGGGCTTCCGCGCCCGCCGCCGCCCTCGCGGCGAGGGCCGTGCAGCGCGCCATGGGCTACGCGGACGCCACGATCCAGGGCAACGCCATGGCCGACCCCGCGCACCCGCGCTGGGCGCTGGTGCCGCACGCCGGCGCGTGCGACTGGTGCCGGATGATCGGGTCGCGCGGCTTCGTCTTCAAGAGCTCGGCGACCGCCGGCGCCGAGCGCCACCCGAGCTGCAGGTGCATACCGGTCGCCGACTTCTCCGGCAGCCCCGCGCTCGACGGCTACGACCCGGCGGCGCTCTACGACGAGTACCGCGCGAAGCACCCCGAATGGGGCTCCCGCCACACGGGATCGCGCGGCCGCCGCAGCGGCGGCAAGGTGGTCGCCGCATTCGTGGACGGGAAGAGGTTCGGGAGCATCGGCGACATCCAGAGGTACATGGAGGGGGCGTCGTCCCCCGACGACCTCAAGGCCCGCATGGCCACCGCGAACAGGGCGGGTCTGGCCATGGGCTTCAAGCCCGGGAGCCCCTACGCCAAGTCGCTCGCACAGACTGCGGCGGGCGTGAGCAAGAGGCTCTCGGCCAAGTGAGGACGCCCCGTGGGAGGGCGGGCGCGACGCGCCATCAAGCGTCGCCGGCGAAGACACGCAACGCGCCGGCAGGAACACGAGGCCGCAGCCCGCACGGGAGGCGGCCTTTTCCATGCCAAAACACCGCCAGCGCCGCCGCACGGAGGCGCGAAGCGAGCCCCGCACGGGGCCGGAAGGAGTGCAAGATGCCTACCCAGCAGCAAGCCAACAACGTGACCGATCCCGTCGAGCCCCCGCAGCCGGCGGTGCCGGCGGAGCCCGGCGGCGACCAGGGATCCGGGGCCCCACAGGAGCCGGCAGCGATCGACTGGAAGGCCGAGGCCGAGCGATTCAAGAAGGAGTCGCGCAAGTGGGAGGCCCGGGCCAAGGAGAACAAGGGCAAGGCCGACCTGTGGGACGCGCAGGGCGCGCAGGCGCCAACCGTCGAGTCCCTCAACGACGAGCTCAACGACCTGAAGGGCCGCCTCGCCGCATCCGAGGCCGAGCGCGAGCGCGAGCGCACGCTGGCGCGCGTGTCCCAGGCCACCGGCGTGCCGGCCGCGCTCATCCACGGCGACGACGAGGAGTCGATGACGGCCTCGGCAAAGGCCGTCGCCGACTTCGCCGAGTCGCGCCAACCCGGATACCCGCTCGACAAGGGCGGCTCCGGCGGAGGCAAGAAAGTGAACAGGGAGTCCATCGAGTCCATCAAGGACCCCGCCAAGCGCATCATGGCCCGCGCCGCGCACATGGACCTCTACAAGTAGAAAGGGGCAAGTATGCCCGTACCCGCAAACATCTCCGACTCCACGGCTATCAACGCCTCGATGGACCAGGAGTTCATCCGCAACTTCGAGGGCGACCTCGACCGCCTGCTCGAGGTCCTCGGCATCTTCGGTGCCGAGACCATCGCCGCCGGCACCACGCTCAAGATGCTCAAGGTGACCGGCGAGCTCAACAACTCCAAGACCGCCGGCTCCAAGGAGTCCGCCACCGGCGATACCGCAGTCCAGCTGGGATCCAGCTCCGGCGCCGCCTACGTCGAGGGCGACGAGGTCGCGCTGTCCAAGTTCACCGCCACCTACGAGCCCGTGGGCGAGGCCGAGGCCTTCCCGTACCGCCGCATGACCACGCACAAGGCGATCCAGCAGTCCGGCTACGTCAACGCCGTGCTCAAGACCGACAAGCACATGGCCTCGCTCGTCCGCCGCAGCATCGTCTCGCAGTTCTTCTCCTTCCTGCTCAAGGGAACGGGCGCGGCGACCGGCAAGGGCCTGCAGGCATGCGCCGCGGCCGTCGACGCCAAGCTCGGCAACACCCTCGAGACCAACGGCGACGCCGCCGAGCGCGTCGTCCACTTCATCAACCGAGACGACGCCGCCGACTACCTCGGCAACGCGACCATCACCGACCAGAACCTGTTCGGCCTGACCTACCTCGAGAACTTCCTGGGCCTCTCGGGCGTCTTCCTGACCAACCAGGTCGCCAAGGGAACCATGATCGCCACCCCCGCCGACAACATCCGCATCTTCGGCGTGGACTTCGGCGAGCTCGCGACCTCGGGCCTCACGTACACGGTATCCGACTCCGGCCTGATCGGCGTCGCGCACACCCCGGCGTACGACCACGTGTCGGTCGAGACGAACGTGCTCGCCGGCGCGACGTTCTTCCCCGAGGTGAAGGACTACATCGTGAAGGGAACCATCACGACCAAGTAAGGAGGACGACGTGGACGACTACGCGTTCGCCACGGTCGACGAGTACCGCATAGACACGGGGGACGCGGCGACCGACGAGGAGCGCGTCGCGGCCGAGCTGTCGCGGCAGAGCGCGAAGCTCCGCGCGACCCTCGGCCTGCCGCGCTACCGCTCCCTGGCGGGTGACGCCAGGGAGCTCGCCCGCGACCTGGTGACCGACGCGGCCCGCAAGAAGCTCGTGCAGCCGGCCTGCGCGCCCATGGGCGTGGAGGACCTCACCGGCGTCTCGCAGTCGAGCTTCACGGCCAACGGGTTCCAGGGGAGCTTCACCTACCAGAACCCGAGCGGAACGGCCTACTTCGACCGCTCGACGCTCGCCGCGCTCAAGAGACTGCTCGGGCGCGGCCAGCGCATCGGCACCGTGTGCCCGAGCTACGGGGGCAGGCCGTGATGGGCGAGGAGGTGACGGTGCTGTCGAGCAGGGAGACGGGCAGGGACGCCATGGGAGAGCCCACCGTCGAGTGGGAGGCCACCGTCGTCCCGGGGTGCCTCGTGCGGCCCCTGGCCGGCTCGGACGCGGGGGACGCCGTCCGGCCGGAAGGCATCGTGGCGAGCTACTCCATCGCGTTCCCCAAGACGTACGCGGGGCCGCCCCTCGCGCGCTGCCGCATCGCCCTGACGGGGCGCGGCATGCCCGCAGACCCCGATACCGCGCTGCTGGTGGTCGGCTACCCCGACATCACGGACCCCTGCCCCACGGCGTGGAACATGACGGCGACGGCGGGGAGGGCCCATGGCTGACAAGATCAAGTTCGGGCGCTTCGTCCACAGCGACGCGGGCGTCATCGCCGTCACGAAGGGCGCGGGAGTCCGCACCTGGGTGGCGGTCGAGACCGCCCGCCTCACGGCGAGGGCCAACGCCGCCGCGGCGTCGCACCACGTGCCGTCGGGTTACCGCAAGTCACTCGAGAAGCTCCACCCCGGGGCCTTCGACGGCGACCCCTACGTGGGCGTCGTCAAGTCGGGCTCCTACGACACCCTCGGCGTCGTCCGCGCCGCGACCCCGGCCGGCGCATTCGACCAGAACCGCAACCACACCCTCGACCACCTGCTCTAAGGAGGGAACGTGCCGAGACTCAACGTGATGGGCGAGCTCAGGGCGATCCTCGAGTCCGCT